CAGTTGCTCGTCAGCGCGGAACAGTTTGCGCCTTGCCTCTGCTTCCATGCGTGCCGCCCACGAAGACAGGCAGTTGGTGACCCATTCACGGTTTGCCTGCTCGGCACTCGCATAGGACTGCTTCTGCCCCATGCCGATGACGCTCGGCGGCACCCGGAACATCGCGCAGATCTCCTCCCGCTGAAAGGCGCGGCCCTCAAGCCATTGCGAGTCCTGCGGCGACAGGCTGATCTGCTGGTACTTGAGGCCGCCTTCCAGCACGGCAATAGCACCAGCACTCTCCACGCCGCGCATCCGGGCCTCCCACGACTCGCGCATCCGCTGCACGGCCTCTGGCGTGAGTTCCTTGTCCGTGGACAGCACGCCGCTCGGCCTGCTTGCGTTGCGCCAGTAGGACGCACCGAATGCCTCTGCCGCGATGGACAGGCCGATGGCCTGCCGCGCGAACGACAGCGGTGAGTATCCCAGCAGGCCGTCCGGTGACATCCACATGAGGTGGAAGATCTCGTTGCTGCTGAACACGGCGCGGCCTTGCTCGTCCCGGCCTCCGCCGTACATATACGCAATCTCGCCAGTGCCGATGCGCTGCACCTCCATCAGATCCGGGCGCAGGAAGTGCAAGGCCATCGGTCGGCCATCCGGCGTTCGTTCGATCAGGCTGTACGCATTGCCCGTCAGGCACGCGCTGGTCAGCATCAGTTCACGCCATGCCAGCGCGGTCATCTGTTGGTTTGGCGCGACATTGAGCAGCCGATGCACGGGATGCTCGCTACGGACGCGCCTGCCTTCGTCGCTGCGGCTCAAGACGCTCCACGGCAACTTTGCGAGTTCGGTTGCAATGGCCTGCACGCAAGCGTTGACCGTCACGCATGACAGGGCCACCGTTGGCGTGATGGCCTTGCCCGTGTCGGACACCATGCCCGTATAGACCTGCAGCCCCCCAGTAGTCGGCTGACCGACTGGCACGGTAGAGTCGAATCGCCGCAGTTCAAGTGTGCCGAGAAACGGGATCTTTAGAGCCATATCAAGCCTCGTTCATTGTAGACGCTCGGCTGTGGTTTTTCGTCGTGCAGGCTCGCCGCGATGGCGATGATGCCTGCGATTACGGGGTCAATCCTCTCCACTGATCGACGCTTGCTTGGCCTTGGGTTGTCATTCGCGTCACGATCAACGACGCAGTTTGACATCGCCCATGAAAGCACTGGGTTCCCATCATGCCGCAGGCGGCGTGAAACGATTGCTTGCTCCCACATTCGCGTCGGCGTGGCTAGATTCAAGAATGACTGCGGCACTCGCACTACTGGAATGCCGCGATGCTCTAGGTCATTCGCAAGGTTCTGCGCGTTGTAGGGGTCATACGCCACCATCTTGACTTTGTGCTGGGTCGCAATCCTTTCAATTTGGCTGACCAGATATGAGTAGTCAGTCGTATCGCCGGGGGTTAGCGTCATCCAACCGCGTCTTGCCCACTCAACATATGGCACGCCGTCTTTGCGCATCCTGTTGGTTGCGCCGACTTCTGGAGCGTAGTTCCAGTTCTTGACATACACAGAGTCGCCATCAAGCCAGACGCAAGAAATGCTGGAAATGTCAGTCGTTTGCGCAAGGTCAATGCCGAGATAGCACGGCAATCCACGCAGCCGCTCTACATCAAACTGCTCCTCGCACGCATCCCAGTCAGCCATTCGAATCCAACGCTCTGCCGCTGTGATGTGCTGGCACAGGTAGTAGGTTCGAAACGGCGACTCATAGGACGGCTGGTCATGCGCACGCTGCGCCTCTTGGCGATACCAGTCAAGTGTGGAGGTGCAGGTCAAACTTGGATTTGCCTTCCGCCATGTTGACTCCAATCGCCAGTCATCAGTCACATCCGCGAAGTGCAGGCACGGCAGAAACGCAGGATTGTCGATGACCCCATCGCAGACTCTCAACGCATACTGAAACAGGTCATGCTCAAGCGACTCGCGAAGCACCCCAGCGGTCGTGATGCTGATCATGAGCGGCTGCCGCCTCGCGCCCATTGATGTCATGACAGCCTCCCACAGATCACGCCTGTTCTCCATAGCGTGAATTTCGTCTGCGATGCACGCGCTCACATTGAGGCCGTGCGCGCCGGGAGCGTCTGCAGAAAGCACCTTGTAGACCCCGTAGACCTGCGGCGCGGTCAATCGGCTTTGATACGGCTCCGTCCTCGCAGACAGCAGAGGCTCTTGGGCCGCCATCCGCATGGCCCTCCGCAAGCACAGTCCGGCCTGCGATCTATCTCTGGCGATGCCAACGACTTCCGGTGTTGGCTCATCATCAGCGAGTAGGTGATAGAGCGCGAGTGCCGCAGCCAACTCGGTCTTTCCAGCCTTGCGGGGGACAAGGATGTGCGCCTGCCTGTATCGGCGAGTCCCATCCGGCTTGATCCAGCCGTACAGGTTTGCCACCAGCGCCTTCTGCCAAGGCAGCAAGACGAACGGCTTCCCAGCCCATGACCCTTCGGTGAACTTGCACAGCCCCTCAATGAACTGGATGGCGTGCTTCGCTGTCTCCGGGTTCCATTCGCTCTGGCCCGCCGTCTTGATAGCGTCGTATCTCGGCAGCGTGTTGAACCGCTCCGGACTCCATTTACCGACGCGAGGGCTGCTTGGTGAAGAAGGATGTGTTTTCTTGGGTTTCCGTGGCACCTGTCAGCCTTGCTCGGGCACTCGGTGAGAGGCCAAACTCACTCATGAATCTGTGCAGCATTCCGCCATACTGCATCTGTAGGGCGGCGAATGGCGACTGCCTGAACCCCGTCACATTTCCAGCCGCGTCTCTGATTGCGATGACCTCGCCCATCTGCGCGACCTTGGCCGTCATTCGCTTCCACTTGGCAAGATACTCCGCTGCCTGCGCCAAGGCCAGAGCGTCTGATTGAGTCAGCACCCGCATCGGCTCTATCGCCGCAACCAGTTCCTGCCATGCCTCAAGCGTTTCTGGCGCGAGCCATTTCGGCGGCTTTGGAGTTCCTGTGGGGGCCGCAGGCTCACCCTTGCGCTTCTGGGCGCGCCATGAACCGCTCAACTTGAGCAAGGGGGTGGGTTTAGGTGGTGGTCCGGGCATGAGTTGTGACGCTCAAAGATTTCAGGCTAACCCGGGAGCGTGCGTGCGGCGGTCGCCGGGACGGTGTTACAGTCTTAAGCAGAAAGTCCGAAGCCCCTACCCCTATTTGGCGTCCTCATCGTCATCGTTTCGTCTTGCGCCATCGTCGCGCTCGTTTCGTCTTGTGGGCCTCGTCTGTCATTGATTGACGCTCTGGCTCGTCGCTGGGAGGCGCGTTCCTCAATCCATCGCCGTGTTCCTGCGGGCACCTGCTCCAGCATTGCCCGCAAGTCTTCTGCCTTGATGTCAATGGGTTTGATACTGCACTGAAACCGGGCCGCGAGTAGCCCAGCACGCTGGTCGCAGTCCATGCTAATGGTGATATCGCGGTCAAATTCCCCACGGAACCATGCTGCCACCACTCCTTCCGCTGCCGCAACGCTGATTTGATGCGCTGTCTGTGCTGGCATCCATCCCATCAATCCGCGCCGCATGGCGATCGCGTCAACGGTTGACGGCTGGCTGCTCTGCGTACTCGGCGGCTGCAAGAGGATGGTGCAGGTGCCTTTGGCTTCAGCCTTCTTGCGCTCTTTGACATCCGCTGGTGTCTTGATGCTGTCGTGACACCGCTTGCACAGTGGCTGGAGATTCCCCTGCTCATGGGTCCCACCCTCGGCTAGAGGGGTGATGTGATCCACCACTGTCGCGGGAACGGTTCGGCCTGCGGAGAGGCACAGCCTGCACAGCGGCTCTTGCGATAGCACTGACTTGCGAATGCGGTCCCACTGCGCGTTGTAGCGGGAGTTCACTGCTGGTGGTCGCCACGGCATCCTTGATCCTCAAGCGGGGTGAACGGCAGGCTGGACACGAAGATGCTGGTGGCATCCAGCAGGCCATTGATCTTGACAGTGTGCTTCTCTACGACCTGCGCATCATCGCTCCAAACCCCTGCGTTCGTCAGCGCGTCCATGACGGCTTTCTCTAGGTTGTCTAGGTCAGGCTTGCTGATGCGGAACTGCCTACCGCGACATGGCTTCTTGCAGAAGGAGAAGAGGATGTCCAGCCGCACTGGCCCCTCAATGGTCGGGAGTTTGGCGCGTTGCGCCTCCTCAATGATCGCCTTCTTGTACGCCTGCACCGGGTGGTCAGCAGGGAGATACATCTTGACGAACCCGCCCCTGACGGTTGCACGGTGTCGTGGCTGCGGGATGGGCTTGCCCATCACGACCATCGTTCGCCGACCTATTTCATGTTGGTCAGAATCCACCACAGCCTCCTTCTCAAGGTTTCAATGAACGCACGCCGTTCACTTCGGCTCCTGTGGTAGTCCAAGAATGCCAAGATCTTGCGCAACTCATCATCTGTCCAAGTGATGGTTTCAAGCCACTGGTACGCCCGCTTCTCAAAGGCGAGGCGGCGACGCTCACACTCCTCGCATGAGGGAGTGTCTCTTTCCTGCGGAGCGCGCTCGTCGCCTTGCTTCGCCATGCTTATCGCGGAACCCAGCCCGCTCCCTTGCACTCTTCGCAGCCCGTGCCGTGGCAGACTTCGCAGATGGCTGCTGGGGCTGCATCCTCCAGCACGGCCATCACCCGCGCCAGTGCTTCCTGCAGCGCGTCACCGTCAATGTGTGCCCCGTGTCGTGAAGCCATGATGCGCTGGAGGGTGTCAACCGCCTTGGTCACCGCGACGGTCGCCTTCGCGTGAGCAGCGGCGGCGACCGCCATTGGATCCTCGTTGACTTCCTTGAGCAGGCGCTCGGCTGCGTCTGGGATTGCTTCAATCTCCTGCGATGCGAGGCCAAGTTTGACCTGCCTGACCATTTCGTGGGTCACCCCGCAATGGGTGGCGATGTCACGCAGGCTTGCGTCCGGCTTGACCTGCACTGCCATGAGGACAGCGCGACGCTTGTCATCGTTGGTCCTGCGCACTCCGTGAGTGACATTCTGCGCGGCGGCCTGCCACTGCGCTTGATCTCTAGTGCCGTGCTTGATGACGCAGGGCACGGTCTTGATGCCTGCGCGCTCATAGGCGTGCAGCCGATGGAACCCGTCACAGAGCAGCAGTTCGCTCCCTGTGTCCACCAGCAAGCACGGTGGGAATACCTGCCCCTCCAGCATGGCGGCTCGGTACTCCTCAATCGCGTGTTCGTTCATGGCTGCGCGGCTCTGCATCCCCGCGTCAATGGCGATCTGGTCACGGTCTACATGAATGACTTTTGCTTGGCTGTCAGTCTTGGACATGATGCTCCTCCTGCGGCTTGGTTTGATGAATTTCATCTAGGACTGAATGCGATCTCGGCTGGTTGACCTGCTCGCAGGGATAATCATGCGGGTGGCTCAAGAACCGCTTGATGGTCTTGAAGTCGCGCGTCCGCGTGGGGGCCATTTGGTAGCCCGCTGCGATCAAGTCTCTGTAGGTGTTCCACTGGTGCAGCGCGCTGAAGCGACAATGAACCATCATGTGGCAGAAGTAGCAGAACGCGAATGCGCCTATGTGATCGCCATACGGCTCCGCGTAGTTCTCCGAATGAGCCTCAATGATTCCAGCGCGCTGCTTGCACGCTTGGCACTCTTGCGGCGGGCTTCTTCGCCCCGCTGAATACTCTCGCTTCAGCCAGTGCAGGGCCGCCATCCGCTGCGCCGGGGTGAACCCGTTGTAGGATTTCATAAGGGGAGCCTCATCTTGGCTGCGCCGTTCGGCAGTGTGCCAATCATGATGAACCCCTTCCGCTTGTAGAAGTCGGCGTTGTACGCGAACGCCTCCAAGAAGGCCGCTGATCGCCTGTCAGCGTACTTCCTGATTTCGTCCACCAAAGCCTCTCCAACGCCCTTCCCGCGCATTGGCGGCTCAACCCATACGCCTTTGATCCTGAATCCCGCCCCCGGCACGGCCATCGCCCCCGCGCACGCCTTGATCCGTTTGCCATCGTAGTGAACGGTGAACCACTGCGTCTTGCTGGTGTTGCTGATAGAGACCCTCTCTCTGGCCGCCTTGCCAGCGAGGTTCATGATGTCAGCGAACCCGCACTCCATGATCCGTATCGCCACGGCTGCCCCCTCATCGGCGGTTCTTGGTTTCGGCTGGCACCCATGCCTTGGAGTATTTCCAGTCAGCGATCTTCTTGACCTTGAAGACATCCTGCTGGAGGAGGAGGTCAATCTCATTGGCCTCGGCCCCAATCTCGGCGGCGACCTGCTGCGGGTCAAGGCCATGTGAGTTGACCAGTTCGGCCACGATCTCACTCATGCGCAGTGCGACATGGCTTCCCTTTGCCCGGTTCATCCTGATGGTCAAGATCATGGCTGTTGGCCTGTCAATGTCCATGACCGCGCACGGCACCATGCCCTTGTAGACCTTCTTCAGCGGCTCTGACATCCGAGACAGGGTCACGCGGTGGAAGCCGTCAATGATGACCCCCGCCTTGGTGATCAGGACGGGCTGCACCCACCCCGTTCGCAGGATGCTGCGCTCCAGCAGCCTCATTTCCGGCGTGAGTACGACATTCGGGTTGTAGTCATTGGCGTTCAACGCCGCTGCGCTGCGCCATTCAATCCGGTTGATGGGGTCTTGCGACTCGCTTGGATTCATGTGCCGTCCTACTTCCCGCCCTGCATGGGCAGGAGCATTCGCTTGTATTGGCCGCCGATGATGTACTTCAAGACATACGCTGGGGGATAGATTCGCGGGTTCTTGGCTGCCATACCCTCAATGACATCCAAGCGCGCCAAGGCAGACTCCTGCTGCGACTGGTCGGTGATGCACTCATGGACATACCGCCGGACTCCAGCGAAGTCATTGCCATACACCTTCACCAGCGCCGCCCTGTCCAAGTCATTCCAGTACCGCGCCTGCACGGCTACTTCGGGGAACACCTTCAGCACTCGGTCATAGAACACCGGGTCAAGCACTCGCCAGCGGTCTAACTTCTTCGCCGCCTCCGCGTGCAGCGGCGTGGACACCCGCAGCGACTCGCCCGCCATCGCCTGCGCGTCGTAGAGCCTCGCATATGACACCTCGCTGTCGTACAGATAGCGGAAGATGTCGTTCTCCTGCCAATCGTAGATCGGCTTGCCCAGCATGATTCGCCGGGTCTCTGTGTGGGTCAGGTAGTTCTCGTTCAACTTGTTGACGGACGAACGAAAGCGGATCAAACTTTCCGCCGCCCTGATCCCCGTCATGAGGCAGACTTTGCCGCTGTATGGGCGGCAGGCGAACTCGTCCATCGTGTATTGGTCAAACACCATTCCCGGCTGTGGAGCCTTGATGCCCCATTCTGGAATGGGGCGCACATGGGGTCGGTCTTCAGCCCATTGGACATAGTCGTAGGTCCGGCCAAGGATGTACTTCGCGCTTTTGAGCGGCACGCAGAACCACTGCATCTCAATGTCCTCGCGGCGGCGATAGCCGTCCACGAAGTTGATGACGCTGTCCGGTATCAGTTCCTCGTCACGGAAGACCACCTTCAACTTGGCGATGCCGCGCCGCTTCTGCTCCTCCAGCGCGAGGTGCAGGACTACCAGCGAATCCTTCCCGCCAGAGAATGACACTGCGACCGTGTCATAGATGTCATAGATGTGGCTGATGCGTTCGCGGGCTGCGGACAGCACATCCTTCTCAATGAATCGCTTGATGCGGGTCATGGGCTGCTGCCGCTCCTGCTTGCGCTGCGCCTAGCGGCCAGCCTGATCTGCGAGAAACGCCGCCAGCCGCTCGCCGTTGGTCATGGCATCCGGGTACTGATCCTTCAGATCCTTGATGAATTCAAACCACGCCTGCTGCTGCTCATCGCTGTCAAAGATGATCGTGTACGAGATGACCGGGGCCAGCGCGTTCTCGCCGGGTGCATCGTCAACGAACTTGGTGAGTTCGTCATAGTCAAACCCCGTCGCCGCAGCCAGTTCCGCATCTTCGATCTGCAGCGCCGCGAGTTGCTGCTTGACCGCGTCCATGTCCCACTCCGCGAGTTCCGCGGATCGGTTGTCTGCGATGGCAAACGCCGTCTGCTGGGAGGCGGGTAGATCAGTGCGCGTGACGAACACCTTCTTCCAGCCGAGCGCCCGCGCGGCCATCAAGAACCCGTTGCCAGCGACTACGACCCCATCCCGGTTGACCACGATTGGCTTCTGCTGGCCGAACTTCGCGAGGCTCCCCTTGATAGCGGCGAGGTTCTTCTCGTTGTGGGTGCGCACATTGGCCGGATCACTGGTCAGGCTGTTGATGTCCACTTGCTCAATCTTCATGCCGCTGCTTCCTTTCCTTGCTTCGAATGACGAGTTCCAACCCCGCTGCGTCAAGCAGCGCGATCGCCTTGGGCAGTGACGGGCTGCGCTTGCTGTCGTTTGATGCGAGGAGTTCGTCTACCGTGTGATGCTGGCAGATTCCCGCCGCCACGCACTCCACGGCGAAACGGTAGCGGGTCTTGTTGACCCTCTGCAGTTCCTTCAGGATGGTGTCACGGATATCTGCAGGTTCCTTGACCCGTCGTGGCCGCATGACGGCATCGTACCCCGGAAAGTCGGGGGGCGCAACTTCGGGGCGGCCACTTCATCACTTTCTTGCCGTCATCGCACCTGCACCCACTTGCAGCAGGTCGCCAGCAGTTCAAGGTACGACCCACTCATGGCTTGCTTGCAGAACCGATTCTGCTCCTTGGCTGGCACGCCTGCCTCTTTGAGCGCCCGCAAGACTCGCCCCATGATCGCAAAGGCATTGCCGTCACCCCCACTCAACCTCACCTTCACTGCTGGATAGCGGCATCCGGCTTTCCTTGGCGTGGGAGCCTTGCTTGCGCTCACTGACTTCTTGCTGCTCATTCTGGCAACTCCACGCCCTGCGCCTTGAGGTATGCGCCCATCTTGCGCAGGTCCTTGGAGTAGTCCGCAATCTCGTCCATCATGGCGGCCAGTTTCTCATGGTGGTCGACCAACTCGTCTGTTGCTGATCGGTGCAGCGCATCAATCGTCGCCTGCAGACTATCGCAATATTGCTTCGGGCCGCCCGCCAGTTTCGTTCTGTGGATCTCGTTCCACTGCTGATTCAGCAGTGCCGCGAACTTCTTCAACGCGTCTATGCGCTCGTATCGCTGCGCCATCAATGGCTTGTACGGCGCGATCTTCGCGCGGGCGCGTTCATAGATGCGCAGGCACTCGGCAATCATTTCCTCGTCGCGCTTCTTGGCTTGCGTGTTCACAGTTCGCCTCCGTTCAGTACCGTGCGGACCTCAATGGCGCTTGCGCTCAACCCCGTCGCGAGATCCTCAATCCGGTTGGCAAGCCGAATCAAACGCGACTCGCAGTCCGCAACGCTCATACGCTGGGCTGGCACTGGCAACGCTTGCTGCAGTTCCGTCAGCACCTCATGCTCATCCACGAAGTCCATAATGGCCTTGCGCAAGTCAGCCGTGTCCTTCGCCATCTTCCACCCTAGATTCCCGCACTCCGCATATGCCTTGCTTCTCATCAGTCAGTCTCCTGTTCCCGCGTCCGGCGGGTTCGGGCACCGCATCTTGCGGCACCCCCATAGAGTACCCCCGATCCAGCGGGGCGCAAGTCCGTTGGCCTGTCTTTCTACGAAAGATGAAAAGAAAACCCCCGCGCACGGGCCTTCCGTCGTGGGGGCCAAGTGCGCGGGGGGAGACTGGCTCGCCATTTCTGGCGAGTCAAGATGGGCGGTTACTTGATTCGCAGGCTGGTTCCTCGCGGGAGCAAGGTGCAGCCGGGAATCATCACGCCGGATTCTAGCGCAGCACGGATGCGCTCGCGGTCAGGCTCCACCGTAGTGACGGTGAATTCCTTTGGCAGTTCCGGCACCGCCGTTTCCTCAATGGTCATCGGCTGCTTGCCGCCGTTCGCTGCCACGGACAGCCGGAAGAGGGGAGTCTCAATTCGGGTCGTGCCAGTGCGCTCCATGACCTCCTTCAGCCGCTCTTTGAGTCGCGCTGCGAGGTTGCCGTCAACGGTCGCCAGCGCCTTGATTCGCGCCGCCTCCTCCGCACGGGCCTTGGAACGCACATCTAACTCGCGAATCAATGAGGCGTACTTCTCTGCCTTCTGGTGCAGCATGGATTCCAAGCCCGCCAGATGCTGGTTCAAAGCCTCCATCGCCTCGGGGCTGTCTACGCCACCGTCCAGCATGGCATCCAAGACAGCCTGCATCTCCATGTCAATCGCATACAGACTCATCGTGTCCCTTTCAGAATGGGAGTTCTTCCTTGGTCGCTTCAATCACAGGCTGCTTCGCCGCCGCCGCCGCCGCTGAACGGATGTGGGTCAGTTCCATCGCAACGCCCTGCCTCTGCAGACCCAGCGTCATCTGCTCATTCACCCGTTCTTGCAAGAAGTCCGCATAGCCATCCACCATCGTGGACACCCAACACAGCCCATGCTCGGCGCTCTCTACCTGCACCGCCGTCTTCCGGCCCTGCCTTCGCACCACTCGCTTGATGGTCACAAGGAACTCGCCCTCATCGGGGAACTTGTCCGGCACTGCCGGGGTCGCCTCCTGCTTGACTTCCTCGCGCTGGCTTGGCGGCTCCTCTCGCCGGGGGCGCTCCTGCTTGACCTCCCTTCGCGGAATCGGGGCGGCACGGACTGGCTTGCTTTCCTCGCGCGCCGCTGCGTCCCCCTCCCCGTCATCATCTTGATGCGGGTCACCGACAATCCCACACAGCGAAATCAGGGAGTATCTGCGGAGATAGGTCACCGTTGACCCGGCCTGCTGGACCGTGGCATTTCCTTGCAGCGGGAACGCTATCGCCTCCCGCATCCATTCACCGGACGAATGCACTAGGTTCGTGGTCACCTTCACCTTGCCGTCTTCCAGCGCCACGGACTGGAGCAGTGCAATCCCCTGCTCGGCGAGGGGCTTCCTTACTGCGTTCAAGACCGCCGCCAGCGTGCTGAACCTGCTCTTGTAGTGCGGGTTCTGCCCATCCAGTTCGGGGTTCTCAATCTTGAGATGCGCTTTCGCCAAGGCTCCAGCGATCGCGCCGATGTGTTCGCTCGTTTCCATGTCGTTGCTCCTTGCGGTCAGGCCGCCACCTCAATGACCCTGCCCCTGTAGAACTCCCGCGCTTCTTGGTCTAGCGTGGCAAGAGCCGCGTCAAAGTCGGCTTGCAGTTGCCCGTCAATGACATACTCCTCGTAGTAGTTGTCCTTCCTGCCGTGCTTCTGCTGCACCATCTGCATCGCGGCCTCCAAGGACTCCGCTTGCACCCGATAGTCGTGGCCGCCCTTGAACTTCCAGTACTGCGGGCATTCACCCGTGCCGTCCCAATCGTGCGCTCCATAGTTCTCGCGCACCTGCGTCGCCACAATGTAAGTCTTCGCCGTAGTCATCGGTCAGTCTCCTAGTCCTGCGTCCGGCAGGTTCGGGCACCAGCATCCGGCTGGCGCTCATTGATGATACCCCCGATTTCTCGGGGGCGCAAGTGGCTAGGGTGTATTTCGGGAGATTTCTTGTGCCATCAAAGGCCCAGCCCGTTGAAGTAGACGCTCTGCTGTTCAGCGATTAGGGCTTCCGCATCCCCTTCCTCCTCGCTCATGCTTGCCCGATGCTGCTGGTCTTCACGCCAGTGGCGGCGAATCTCCTGCGCCTCTGCCTTGCGACACAGTTCCGCGATGCGCATCGCTCTCTTGGATTCCTTGCTCCCATACCGCACCAGTTCATCCATGCTGTAATCAAAGAGCATTGCCGCTCGTTCGCGGCTGCCGTCCACCTCGCGGAGCAGGGAATCCCACAGGCGCTGGGAACGGGTCATCTGCACTCTCTGGCTCATCAGGCAATCTCCTGTCCCTGCATCCGGCAGGCTCGGGCGCTGCATCTTGCAGCACTCCGTGATTCTACCCCCGCTCTGCCGGGGGCGCAAGTCGCGCAGGCGCATTTCAATGAAAACCTGCCCGGGACTTTTCAGTCACCGGGCAGGCTTCCGGGGGCTTGGATGGGCTTACTTCAGCAGCGTGTCGTAGGCCGTGGCAAAGGCTTGCGCCGTAGCGTCAGCCGTGGCACCGTCCCACGCAGCATAAGCCATCGCCTGCCTGTCGTGGCGGGCGCTGCGCAGAGCCTTGCCCGCTCGGTAGTGTTGAATCGCGTTGGTCGCCGCGTTCACCGCCGTCCATGCGTTGTATCCGTAGCGCCCGCCCTCGCTGTCAAAGGTCTGGGCGCAGTGCGCAAGGAACTCCACTGCACGCTCCTTCTTGCGCTCTTCCCAGCCCGTCTTGGGATTGCTGGGGATCTCGCCATCAAGGCGGGTCAGCACATCAGTCCACAGATTGCGGACGGTTTCCCGGTTCACCGCAGTCGCAGCCATGCGCACCGCTTCCTGCCGCCCGGTGTCAATGGTCTTGTACCAGCGGTCAATGTCCACCTTCAAGTCTTCAATCCGGTTGGAGATGTTGTTGGTGTGCCGGAAGGCCCAAGCCTTGCGCTCACCGTTGATCGCGGCGTGGAAGGTATTGCTGCACACGACTCGCACGCTCGTCGGCAGCACGCGCAGCGCCATCGTTCCATCATGGGAGTTGGCAAGCATCAAGTAAGGATGCGCCATGTCCTCGCGTCCAGTCATGTCAACGCTTGGACCCCGCAGCAGCATCCACACTCGGCGGCCCCCACGAATGCTGCCCGCCGACTCAACCTCAACGCCCACATCCTCGCCAGCCTTACGAAAGGCGTAGGCCAGTTCTGCCAGCGTCTCGTTCTGGACGGGGCTGTAATCCGTGCCCACCACGCCCAGCATGGAGTAGTCATCACTCCGCACCAGCATCTTGTGCGTTCCAGTGATCACCCGGCGCGGATCGTTGCTGTCGCTGTTGAAGGTGCCAGCCAGCGCGTCAGACTCAAGCACCTGCCACTCCATGTTCGCCAGCCGCAGAGCCGCAAACGGGTTCGGGGCAGAGGCCACCACAGTTCCAAGTCCATGCCATGCCGCGTTCCCGGCCAGCACCAGCCCATCATTCTTGCGAATCTCATGCATCAGTCAATCTCCTATGCCCTGCGTCCGGCAGGCTCGGGTACTGCGTCATGCAGCACTCACATACTGTAACCCCGAATCATCGGGGTGGCAATAGGCTTGCCGCAATTCGGGCAATCTTTTTTCGCGCTATCTGCGGCGGGGCTGTTCCAGTTCAATGGTGGGCGGGAGCAGAGCATGACCCTGCTAGGGCCATGCGCAAAGATCAGCCCAACGGAGCCGCGTCCTTCGCCTTGTAGAGGTTTCCACCATTTCGCTGGTCGTTCCAGCCGCCTCCACCTCTAGGGAGCGCGTCATGCAGACAGCCGCATGGCGGCGCGGGGTAGGGTCAAATCCCGCGACAAGCACTACAGATCCCCCCCAACCGTGCCGAGGGGCCATTGCAGCATTCATGCGGCGCGCCGCTTCACCCCAGACACTTGAGCGGTAGAATGCAAACGCTCTAGGAATAGCCGCCGCGCACTCTACTGGCATCACGGTGGAGCGCAAGAGCAAAAGCCGCTGATTGCGAAAGCATCAGCGGTTTTTCTTTGGGGACTTGCATTCGCGGAATCGCTCGTTAGAGTCCCGCGCCATGAAGCCACCACCACCCCCAACACCGAAATGGCATGAGACTTGGCAGATGATCTTGGGCCTATGGCCCGAGTGGAAGCCCACCCCCCAGACCATCAAATGGCTTTGGGATCGCTGGGAAGGACTGCATCAAGACAAGTTGCAAGACGCAATCAAGCAGCACCGCATGGAGGCCGCTGCGGAGAAGGCGGGTCGCCCGGTCTACAACCGGATCAATGACCTCTACATTGAGCGCACGCAACAGAAGCAGATGCTTGCCCAGACGCGCAAAGTGATTGACCGCGCGCAGCCGCCCACCGATGCCGAGTTGGCTGAATGGGATCGTTGGGCCGCCGAAATCATGATCACCGCGACCCCTGACGAGATCCGACTGGCACGCCAGCAGTTCCCATTCTTGAACCGTGAGCGCACTCTGGCGATTGCCGTTGACTTCCTGCGCCGCAAGCGAAAAGAAATCTAATCAATCTCGCAAGATTGATGCACTGCACCACTTGCTTCAGTGACGGGATGTGCTACTCTATATGAGCGCCGCAAGATGCGGCCACCGCGCCTGCCGGACGCAGGAACAGGAGACTGACCGATGAACATGACCGATGCCCGCCGCCTGACGAGTTCGCAAGAGGCCGTGAGTGGGATTCTGTACCGCCACTTTGCCTACCACCCCGATGGAGTCGCCCTGCTGATGCAGTGCGGCATTGAAGCGATCAACGCCGCCGTGGATGAGGTGGTTGACCGTATCGGCGAGTTGTACGAGATTGGCAGCAGCGACCGCTGGGAATACATTCGCCGCGCCGAGCAGGCTGCGAAGGCGTATGCGGCGGCCAAGCGAAAGGACAGCAAGTGACCCGCACCGAGATCACCGCCACGCAGGCCAGCATCCGCAAGATCCGCAGCGACATCGTTGACGCGACCGCGCGTCTTGGCGCGACGCTGACGCAGTTGAGCAAGTGCGGCTCAACGACCGCCGACGAGGACTTCCTCAATGCCGCTTGGCTGAATGCCAGCGACCTGATTGAGCGTGCTGCGGCCTTGACCCGCGAGGCCAAGCGGATCCAAGACCTGTGCAAGATTCAACCTGCGCTGAAATCGTGACACTGCCACTTGCACTCCCGGCTGATCGGGGGTAGACTCTATGAGCGCCGCAAGATGCGGTGACCGAACCTGCCGGATGCAGGACAAGGAGACTGACAATGAGCAACGAGATGCGCTTGAATGCCACGGTAGACAAGATGTGGTGCGCCTGCCCGGTTCTGCGAGATGCGATGCGCCTGCACATTGAAACGCGCCGCGCCGCTGGCGCGAGTGTTGAGGTAGCGACGCAGGTGCTTGCAGACATCAACGCCTTTGAGAAGGCGTGGGATTTGGCCCGTCTCCCGCAAGCCTCGCCCGTGGAGCGCGTTGATTGCGCCCCGCCTTGGATGGCAGGACACCCCATTGAGATGGACTAATCCGACCCAGCGAATGATTTGCTGGCCGCGCTTGCCGGATGCAAGCCGAAGGAGATTGACATGGGCTTCTTGAACGCCACCCCTAAACAGGTTCCCGTCACTGATGCTGACCGCGCAATCTTGGACGAGCAGGCTCGCTTGCACTCGCCTGAAGATGCGATGGTCGCCCTTGAAACGCACGCCTGCCATGAGATTCTGACGATTGACGGCGCTACCCGGCAAAAGTGGCGCTTGAGTGCCCGCATCTTGATGCGCGTGCCGAGCGTTGCTGACTCCGCATGGGAGTTGATCTGCTACGCCCCGTATCACCCGATGCCTGCATCTGACGCGAAAGAACTCTTTAGCGCCGTCTTGATGGCGGGCCTGACCAACGACCTCATTGACACCTTGAACGGAGATTTCCATGAGTGACCACTATGGGAATCTAGTGTTGACCGTGCGGGTCAATGACGCGAGTGACGCGGAGGCCGTGCAGTTGACATTCCCGCTGCCGAACGGCGACATGACAACCGTGTTCGTCGAACTGGCATCAGGTCTCAAGCCTTGCCGATGCGGAGCCGCCTTGAAGAAGGCGCGGCTGCGAATCGTGGCCCCGACAACGGTGCGCGTGAGTCGCGTGCCTCGCCTGTCAATGCCTGCCACAGGAGCCTGCGATGCCTGACTCCCCCCGACGAACCCGCAAGCAAGAAACGCGCTGGGAAACACAGGATCTAGCGTTTGAGTCCGCTGTTGCTTCGCGGCCCACCGTTGCCTTGATGCTGTTGCAGTCCATACGCGAGTGCCCCAGCACTTGTGATGAACTTGAACAGCGTCATGGCCTGACGCACCAGACCTGCTCTGCGGCGGTGAACTGGTTGATGCGAAGGAACTTGATCGTTACTGAAGGCCGCCGCGCCACCCGCTCCAATCGTCTGGCCCGGATCTGGCGTGAATCCATGCCAAGTGAAACGAATGGAAGCACTCGCCGTGATGTGCGCGCTGAACTCGCCGCGATGTGCAGGCTGTGCGACACGCTGCGCGCCGAACGCGACGAGGCGAGGCGGGAGGTGTGCAACCTGATGTACCAAAAGGGATTCCCGACTGGCGATTACGCAAAGGGGCGCGGCTGGGACTGCTTCAGGGAGGACGGCAAGTGAACGACACCGAACTCACGGAGTGGCTGTTGCGGCAGAAGGGAACGACCGCCACGGTCGGGATGATCGCCGTGCAGCGCATCAAGGAACTGAAGCGCGACCTTGCCCGGGCCAACCAGCGGCTCGGGCTGTATATGCACCACGCCTCCAAGAAGAAAGCCAAGCCATGAAGAACGACCCATTCCCGACCGACGCGGACATCGTGAAGCGCCTGCGCGAGATCGTCGCCGAGCCGCAGAAATGGTGCAGCACGGACGCGGACTACGTGGACGACGCCGCCGACACCATCGCCCGCCTCACCGCCGAGCGCGACGAGGCGAGGCGTTCTTGTTGTGAGTTCGCAGCGATGGTTGATTCAGCAGACACCGTCCTGATGTATGTGGACAGTAATCGTTTCCATGAGATCGCCATGAGGTACATGAAATCCCGCGGCTGGGACTGCTTCAAGGAGGACAGCAAGTGAGCAACTCGCGAGACGAGCATGAGTACGGCTTTACGGGACACCCAGTTATTGCCAGCATTGATCTTGGTGATCTCGTCGCGCTTCAGGCCGCGATCGTTCGGCTCACCGCTGAGCGTGACGAGGCAAGGCGGGAGGTGTCGTTCCTCCGGCCAAGCGTTTGTCTGGGAGCGCAGACCGCACACGAATACGCAGAGTCTCGCGGCTGGTCGTGCTTCAAGGAGGAAGGCAGGTGAGCGACAAACTTTACGCATTGACGGCTGATCCCGGCAAACCGCTGCGCGAGGCGCAACAAGAGAACGAACGACTCCGGGCTGCACTCCTTGAGGCGCAGAAGGAGGCTAATAAGTTGCTGGCCGAATGCCGTGCGCAGATGGAACTCCGCGACACCTTCATCCGCGAGCGAGATGCCGCCATCAAGGAATGCAACAGGCTGGCTCAACGGAACACCATGCTGGTCAATGAACTGGAAGAGCGAGGTCGCGTGTTTACCCCAGAGCAGTTGCAGGCCGCCATCGTGAAGGCGCTTTACGAGAGCGAAGGTTGATTCACATTCTCACGCGGAAGGACACTGATGGACACCACGATCACCGACCACACCCACCGCCTCCTGCACTTGATGGTTCGGCTTGACGCTGGCGCGACTGGCACGCGCGCTGATCTTGCGAAGGCCATGAACATCACGCCACGCGCAGTGAGTTTCCTGCTGGTTTGCGCACGCAACCGCTTTGGTGTCCAGATTGTCCACACCGAAGACGGCTACAGCCTCGCCTCAACGGGAGTATTTGATATGGCAGCCGTTCGCAAGTTCCTGCGCGCTAACCCGAAGTCGCCAAGGGTTGATCTGTGAAGGCCCGTGCAGTCAAGACGGCCCGCGCCCAAGCCGCCGACATACTCTGGGCCGCTGACAGCGATGTCTGCGAGATCCCCCGGATCACGCTAGCCACTGTGCTTGATGATCTGGCCCGCGTCGAAGATGAACTTGCGAAGGCGCGCGCTCAAGTACACTTGATGGAGTTGTGGCGCATCGGCTGGGAGCAGTATGTCCGCAACCTCACCCCGCCACCCACTTCCCCTTCGGGCAAGTCGCCTTCGGCATCCGCGCCTTGACGGTCAACTCGGCGCGTGCCGCCTTCCCGCATCCGCACGACTTGCAATGACCGACAAGCGGAGCAGCCGCTGCGTCTAGTTGGTCGCACGCACGGCAGACCGCAATGCGTGCCTCGTACTGGTCATCAGGCAGAGGGCCGCTGATGACTTGGCTCGCCTCCGCTGCTGCCCATGATGCGGCC